GTACAGGCATTTAGACACTAGCCTTGTGCTAGACGTTTGTCATAGGAGGTGCGTATGGCATCGCGTGTTAATCGCGAAGAGAGGTTGGCTAAATACATTCGTGCTGGACTAGAGTTTTTCAAACGGGAGGGTAGGGCTCCGTCTATTACAGACTGGAAGGGACAGAATCGCCAGTACTGGGTATCCAAGCACGGCATTCAATACCCACCGGCTACCAACGTGGAGCGTGTTTTCGGTTCATGGGGCAACTTCTTGTCTGTGCTAGGTATGACTCCCAACTACCACCCGACCAGGCTTGGCTTCTTGGCCATGGAGTTATGCCGAAACCTGTTCGGTGTGGAAGACCTGAACTACCAGACTGGTGCCGTGGACGGGTACTGGCATGACCGCCCTGTGGAGATTAAGGGCGCTAGGCTTGAGCGAGACCCTAGCTTCGGTCATTACCGGTGGAGGTTTCGCTTGCACCACCGTCAGTACAGCAAGCTGGTAGACCATGTCTTCCTCGTGGGCTTTGACAGGGGAGAACGTCCTCTAATCGTGTGGCGGTTTGACAAGCAGGACATCGGTCCGCTGTTCGACTCTAGGGACAGCATCTCTATCGCCGCTCACGCTCCGCTGCTAGGTAAGCCTTATCCGTATGTGTACAACGAGGTGTGGAAGGCTCCTTTGACTTACACCGAGGTGTACGACATCTTGAACGGCATAATCGGAATACCCTACCGCTCGCTAGAGCACGCCTTGCAGAGCAAGAAGTCTAAGCAGAAGGACAAGCAGCAGGACAAGGATGACTAGTATTTAGGAGGTGAAGAATGGAGCTTAAGACTGTTAGCATCAACGACATCGCTCGGAACCCGTGGAACCCTCATTTCGCCGACAATGATGAGCTTGACCGCATCTTGAACAGCATCAAGACGTTCGGCATGGTTGACCCCATTACCGTTGTGGAATGGGACAGGCCGGTACGCTGGCTTGGCAAGGAAACAGAACCAACCACCAAGTACTTGCTTGTAGACGGTGAGCAGCGCTACACCGCCATCTCTAAAGGCGTGAAGCGCAATGAGCTACCTGACCAAGTGCTGGTGTTGGTGCTGGGCAAACTCTCCGAGTTTGACGAAGTGGAGCTTGCCGAGCTTGGTGAACGGCTGAACCACGCTCGCGGTACCGGCGAACGGGCTGACATGACCGGCCACATTGCCAAGGCCATCATGGAGCGCAAGAAAGTCAGCCTGGACGAACTAGCCAAGCTTCTCGGTAAACCCAAGCCTTTTCTTGAGGAATCCATCAAGGTTACCGACACCCGCTACAAGATGGTGCCGGTACGCCCTCAGGTCAATGACGAGCGAAACGACGTGGAGTTTCGCCTCATCTTCCCCAACGAAGACGCCTACGAGGAGTTCACCTGAGACTCGCCGGTACCGTCGTACCTTCGCCATCGCTGAAGCCCTGCGTCGGTTTGTGGAGTTTGGACAATGACTACGCTCAGACGCTACATTCAGCGAGTAGCCACTAGCGATTCAGAGGCCGCGCTCTTGGAGCGCATGGCCATCTACATGGTCTTAGGCTATCGGGACAAAGAGATATATCGCTACCTTCGGGATACTGACGGTTACAACCTGACCTGGGAGGAGTTTCGCCAGTACTTTGACAAGCTTCACAGTGTCCAGGCGGCCATTGGAGCCGAAGTGCTGCAGGATGAAGTGTCCAGCTACCTGCTCTCCATAACCTACATGGAAGAGCGGCTTAACGACATCCTGCAGACCATGCTCAACAACTACGCTCGACTCATGTCTGGGCAGATGTACGACGAGGAGGGTAACCGCATCCCGCCGGTACAGGCTAAGGACATCGTTAACCTGACTGGAGCCTTGCAGAGACTCAAGGCTTCCAAAATCGCCCTACTGCGGGAGACACTAGGCAACAAGAGCAAGGTACCGTCTTTGCCGTCGCAATCGCAAGTTGTGCTCGAAGCTGACTTTGTGGACGTACTAGATGAAACAGAGCATGCAAAAAACTAGTGCCTTTGTGCTATAATAGGGCTAGCTGACAGTTAGGGTCAGCCACTTGGACAATAACCCTGTGTTGTTTGAAGGTGGCCGGACGGTGGGGTGGATGGGATTTATGTGCCCCTGGGGGGCCGTCCGGCCTTTTATTCCGCCTAACCAACGCTTCTTTGACCTGCTTGGATACAAGCCGTATCCGTACCAAGCAGACATTCACAGTTCTCGCGCTCAGCATCGCGTGGTCGTGGTGGGTAGGCAGTCGGGTAAGTCAATGCTGGCCGCTGTGGAGGCCACGTTTGAACTACTCTTCAACAAGACTTCTTGGGGATGGGTGGTAGCGCCGGTGTACCAGCAGGCCAGCATCATCTTTGACCGGGTAACCGATATGGTTTACCTGGCTGACAGCAAGCTGCCGGGTACTCGCGAAATCCGGGTTTCTCGCCGCAACATGACCATTGAGGTTCGTCACTACGACCAGCAGGGTAAGTTCCTAGGTCGCAGTCGCTTTCAGGGTAAGACCAGCGAGAACCCGGATAACCTGCGCGGAGCGAGCTTGAACTACCTGATTGTGGACGAAGCGGCGATGGTGGACTCCCAGGTCATATTCGAGTCCTTGATGCCTACCCTGACCACGACTAACGGCTGGACTCTCTTCATTAGCACCCCGAAGGGCTACAACTGGTTCTATGACATGTTCCAGCACGCCCTTTCGTACCGGAGTCATGAAGACTACCCTTACCTGACGCAGTACGCCGCTTGGCAGCTACCGACTTGGAACGCTAACCCTACCATCCCTGAGTCCTTCTTTGAGCAGCAACGCCTTATCATGCCAGAACGGGTATTTCGCCAGGAGTATGGCGCTGAGTTCTTGGCCGACTCTGGTAGCGTCTTCCAGCGTCTTGAGGAGTGTCCTAAGCTTAAGCCGCTCCGCGTCTCTTCAACGGAACTCCTACTCAAGCATCCTGTGCCCTACCACCGCTACGTCATTGGTGCAGACTTCGCTAGACTTGACGACTTCTCGGTGTTCACCGTGGTGGACGTGGATACCCGTGAGGTGGTACGCGTCCTGAGGATGAACACCGTCTCGTGGGAACGCCAGCTGGAGGAACTGGCCAAGCTGTACCGCGAGTACCCCGGTGCTTTTGTGGCGGTAGACGCTAGAGGTGTTGGCGACCCATTGGTAGAAGCCTTAGCTTCCAAGGGCATTCCCGTTAGTCCTATCCAGCTGTTGCCAGATGACTACGAGTACCTGCAGGAGTTCCGCGACTTCGTGTACGAGCGCACGGCAGCTGGCGGTTTAAGGATGCGCGCCGCTGGTCGTGGTAAGGATGACCGCGTACTGTCCTTGGCCATCGCTTGGTGGTTTGTTCCTGAGGAAGGTGTGGGTCATGTCCTGGTGCCCGACAACTTCGCCATTGAGCTAGCTGAAATCCAAGACACCATGGGCGGTGAGGGGCTGGAGGACATGGACGCTCTACCTGTATAGTGAACTGGACACTGACGCTTGTCAGGAGGTGAGATGCACATACGAGATGCCCCCAAGCTAATCCTGGGAGCCTTTGGGCTCCTGCGCAATGGTGACACTCACACACTGTGCAATCAGCGTGTACCGCTACTCTCCCTGGACCTGGAAGACGCGCAAGGTCAGGTTCTGGTCCAGTCCAACGAGCTTACCGAACTGGACATGACCAGGGAGCAGTGGCTTCAAGAGTTTCACCACATGCGCCTTGACGACTCGGTGCAGGACGCGCTGAACATCCTGACCACTGCTCTGCACGGCTTCAAGTACTACGTGCTACCGGCTAGCGATGATGCCAAGGACGTCAAGATAGCCGCGTTCATCGCTGACCAGCTTGGTATAGGACGGCCTAGCTTCAGCAAGTACGCGCACTTTCGTGTGCTCCTGAAGGCCTACGAGCTAGCCCTCATCTACGGCTACTCGGCGGTGGAGATAGTCACCGATACCGATGGTGGCCTAGCCAAGCTGGTGCCCATTCACCCGTTCCACATCGTGGACATTGAGCGGGACTCCAAGGGTGGGCCTAAGAACCTGATTGTGCGGGGTACCGTCAAGGCCGGTACTACCCAGGTGCCTGAGTACAAGGAAGTCAAGGTGCCGTTTGTCAAAGTGGTGTACTTCGCCCACGACGACGACGGCAACCTGGACGGTAGAAGCCTACTCAGGGCGGCTTATGTGCCTTGGCGCATCAAGCGAGCCATGCTCCGCCTGGTCAACGCCGGGTATGAGCGCTTCCTGCTTGGTATTCCTGTACTCACGGTGCCCAAGACCGTGGTACCAGGTACCAAGGAATGGAAGATGGCTGAAGAGACGCTCAAGGCCCTCGCTGCCAAGCCGCGGAGCGGCGTGGCCTTGCCTGAAGGCTGGCAGCTGGAGATTTACACCGTTAACTCCCAGATGCCTGACGCCTTGCCATACATCATCAGGCAGGACGTAGCCATTAAGCGGGCTATGGGCGTCTCCATGGCCTCCTTGGGCCTGGACACCTCTGCGAACTACAAGCAGGCTGACCAGCTGGGCAAGGTGTCCAGGGAGACGGCTCTTAGGCTGGCCAGGGAGTTCATGGACTACGTGAACCTGTACCTGGTCAACCGGTTGGTCTTCTTGAACTTCCCAAACCTGACCAGGTACCCATACCTGGGCTTGGTGGGTTCGGCGCAAGCTGACCCGGCCAGTGTGCTGAACGCTTTCGCTCAGATGCTGTCTGCCGCGGCTGGTGCTGGTGGATTCAACGAGGAGACGTACAACCGCATCGCTGAGTTGGCTCCTAGGGCTATTAGGGACCTGATGGGTTTTGAGGAGGACAGACTCTTACGCCTGGTAGAAGCGGCGAGGAGGAGTGTGCGATGAGTGATAAGGCCGATAAGACGCTGCTCCTTTTTAGCGAGCAGGGCGAGGTTACCGCCCCACTGAACTTCGAGGAAGACCCTGACGTACAGCCTAACTTCTCCGGCAACAAGGTGTCTAAGCCGATTCCCATCCTGGTGGAAGGCACCTTTTACGGATACACGCCCTCCGGGCGTGCGGTGGAGGTGAAGTACGACAAGGCCTTCCTGGAGGCGGTGGTCAAGAACACCAAGCGGGACGTGGCGATGAACTACGAGCACATGCGCTACGGTCCCAACACCGTCGGCTGGGTGAGGACGAAGAACGGGAAGTTTTACGTGGACAAGCTTCCCGACGGCAAGTACGCCTTGTTCGCCCAACTGGAGGTTACTCCAGAGGCTTACGAGCATATTGTCTCTGGACGGTACCGGGACATTTCTGTTGAGATTGACCGCGGTAAGAAGCGCTTGGTTGGGTTAGCGCTGACCAACTACCCGGCTGTGGACGGGATTCATCAGTTTTCTTTGCCAGACGAGGACACGGAGGTAGACATGGAGGAGGCTAAGGTGAAGGACGTTAACGAGGTTGAGGTGCGTTTCTCCGAACAGCTGAACGCCTTGCAGGCGAAGCTGGCCGAGCTTGAGGCTAAGCTGGAGGAGGAGCGCCGCAGGGCTGAGAGGGCTGAGCGCTTGCTTCAGTTCTCCGAGAAGCTGGAGCGCTACCAGGGGCGTATTCCCGCTGGTGTGAAGCCCGTGCTGGTGGAGTTGTACCTCTTTGCGGCTGCTCATGACCAGGAGGTAGTGCAGTTCTCCGACGCCGCCGGTGAGCAGGTCAAGGCTACTCCTGTGGAGCTTATTGACATGCTCCTGGAGGGACTGGTTACGGTCAACTTCTCTGAGCAGGTGGTGAACGAGGGTACTCCCGCTGAGGCTCCTGATTTGGACCTCAGCTATGTGGAGGCGATTAAGAATATTGCCAAGAGGCGTCTCTAAGCGAGGTGAAGCATGGCTAAGTTTACTGGATTCCAGAAGGTCTTCGGTGTTGGGCAGAAGTTCCACGACTCCTTGGAGGGGCTGCTTCGGCAGCCGGTGGTGATTTCTGGCCGGATGCCTAACGGGATTGTCGGTCGGCGCGGGCGGCCTGTCGTCTACGATGCGGCTACTGGCCTGTTTAAGCCTGTCGTGCTGGCTAGGGTAGTGTCTATCGTCGATGCTACCGCCAAGAAGGTTGAGCTTTCCGCTTACGATGGTCTGATTGCCGGTCAGACTTACAAGCTACTCCTTCGTAACGGTACCACCGCTGACGCTACCGTCACCGAGGTTGTGGCGCCCACTTATGACCCCATCTCCACGTTGCAGACCAATCAGGACTACGTGGCCCTGAACACCACCGCTGACCTTGCTCAGGTGGCGTACATCGCTCCCGCTACCTTCAACCCCGCCACCAAGGCTGATGGGTTTGTGTACGAGGATTCCGACTCCGAAACTGTCGGTGTGGCGGTTGTGCTTGAGGGGGCCAAGCTTGAGCATCTGCTTGGCGTGGAGTTGTTTGGCTTCGGCGCTAAGGTGATTGACGGTCTGGTGTTCTTCTACACCGCCTAGTCTAGGTGAGGTGAAGCATGGCTATTTTTGAACTTAACGCTGGTTCTGACCTCCGGTTCCCTACCAGGAAGGAAGTCGAGCGCATCCTTCAGGACCTCGACACCGAGTACTTCGGTTGGGCCGATACTAGCCAGTACAAGCTGGCTTCTAGGTTCTTCCCCATCAACGCTATTACGGCCACCGAGCTTGAGATGTACGTGGTCAAGACCCCGCATAAGTACGGGATGACCTACTTCCACGCTCCTGGCACCGAGCCCAGGACCTGGAGCAAGGAGGAGGCTTACGAGGTCTACAAGGCCTCCTTCAAGGGCGCGCACTTCAAGGAGGGCGTGTACTGGGGCGAGGTGGAGTTGACCGAACTTGCCTCCGTCGCTCCTGGGCTCCGCACAGTTCGCATCCAGGAGCAGGTGGCCGAGGCTCTGGCCGACATGGCCGAGCGCCGTAAGCGCCGCATCGAATGGATGGTGGCGCAGATTCTTACCACCGGTAAGCTGGTGGTTACCCGCACTCTGCCCGACAACCCTGAGGGCATTGAGTTCACGGTGGACTACCGCCTGGACAACCCCCAAATCGCCCTCGCTAATAAGTTTGACGAGAAGGACGCTGACGGTCAGTCCCTGGTTGACCCCATCAAGTTCTTCCTTGACCTCCGCTACGCCGCCCTCAACGACATGACCGTGGGGCCTGGCAAGTACCTGCCCTCTGAGCTTATCGTCACCTCCAACTTCGTGCGGGTGCTGCGGGAGAACACTAAGTTCTGGGCGGCCTGGTACGGCTTCAACAACCGGGACACCACCAAGGAAGTTACCCCCATTTACTTCTACCCCGACGAGTACATCCTGGATGCCTTCTCCCGCATGACCGGGCTGAAGGTTACCGTGTACGACCAGGGCTACCTGGACAAGGACGGTACCTTCCACAAGTTCATCCCCGACAACAAGGCCGTACTCATCTACAGCGGTCCTGGCAAGTTTGGCGAGTTCACCATGACCGCTCACGTGCACACTACCGGGGATAGGCTCACTGTCGGTACTGGCCCCTACGTGTTGGTGGACGACGGTCGTCGTAAGCCCAACCCCTACTACGCCATCTTCCACGGCTTCCACGGTCTGCCCAGGCTTCTTGACTACGACCCCAAGACCATGGCCAACCACCGCATCAAGTTCTTCGAGTACTCCATAGGCTAAGTCCCACTAACACAAGGTTAGTGTTTGAGTGCCGGTACGAAAGTACCGGCACTCATCCACCCCGGTCTCCTAACGGAGGAAGGCATGCGAGTGAGGGTAACTAGCATCGTCTACATTGACCGCCTTTACATGCCCGGTGAATACGTCCAGGTAGACAAGGGCTTGGCCGACAG